GCCCAGCCGTTGAAGGCTTGCACAGAGCAAACACCGCGCCAGTGGTTGTCCAGGTAGCTTGCGCGCTCATGCCACAAACCGGTGCCCAGCTCATAGGTCCACGAGAAATTCGGCCCGCTCACGGTTGCCCAACGATGGCCGGAGGTGACGCTGACCGTGACGTCGAGCGTGTTCTTGTCGACAACCTTCTCGATCAGCCTGTCGAGGTCGGGAGAGGAGATCTTCTGAGGCTGATAACCACCGTCCAGCCGATATACGCCATTGTCTGAACCGACGAACACAAGGCTCTGAAAACCCAGCTCATTCCCGGCGACGGCGAAGGTCGATGCGAGGCCGATCGGGAATGTCGCGGCACGAGAGAACGGCGAACCTGTCGGATTGCCGACGTTCTGCCAGAACTCGATGACCGAAGGGCCGAAGAGAACGAGCTGTTCCCCGAAGCCCACGGCCCGTAGAAGCCCGCCCGTCTTGCTCTCAGCCTTGGCGAAATCAAGAGCGTTCACCGTCTTGTCGTTGATGGCGGAGAAGAATACCCGGCCGTCTCGGATTGCCCAGACGAAGTACCCGTCGATGAAGTCGATCGACAGAGCCTGGGGGAGATCCCCGTCATCGAGACTATCGGGAGCAACATCGGGCTTGATGACGAAGGTGTCGTCCTCTGTGGTGCAGAGGATATCCGGAACCGGCGCCTTGTTGTTGCGAGCGAAGGTCACGCGGCCAGTGCCGGGAAGGTTGCCCACGTTCGTCACGGTGCCGGCAGAATCCACCCGCAGAAGGCGTTCGGCCTGCGCGACGTAGAGGACGCCATTGTGGTAGTGCAGGCCTCTGCACCCGGGGAATGCGGTATCTGCAATCCTCGTGAGACCTGGCACACGGCGGCGGGCGAACTCCTGCCGGGCTCCAGTGTCGAGCTTCTCGGCGTACGCATTTATAAGTCTGCCAGACCCTTCTGACGACCGAGCGCCAGGAGCCGTCGATGTGGGGAAGATGATCGGCGCCATGGTCAGAAATAGTCCACAGCCAGAACAGAACCGACGACATATGTCGAAGGCTTGAACGAGCGAAGGATGCTCTCAGCTTCGCGCCTCGATTCCGGATTGCGGGGCTGCCCGAAGACCGGCGCCACCTCGTTGGCAATGACGATCGAGAGCGGCGGCACAGCCTCATCATCGAAAGCATTCCTGTCCTGCGAGTAGTAGATGTCGCGGGCATTCAACTCGGCCAGCTTGCCGTCGATGATTTTGTCGATTTCCTGCACGTCCTCGGGCTCGGGCTGCTGCCCTGCACCGCCGTCTGCCTGAAGCAGCTTGAGGGTCGCGAGGATGAGATCTTCACGCGTCTTCATCGTGGACCACCTTCAATGTGCGGGAAACCGTCTGCTGACCGCCTGACGGCGTTGTGACGGTATCGGATGACTGGAAATGGCAACCTTCGGGCAACCGCCCAATCTGCTGCCCTTGCCACTCGTCCAGGTGAGGCTTTGCAAGATCGATCGCTTGAGCTCCACCGACGCCGCGGACGGAGATCCCGGCGTTGATGTCGTCTCCGGCGTGGAGGACGGCAGGTTCTTCGTTCATGCCGTCCTCCATTTCGATCAGTCCTTGACGTATTCGGCCTTGTCCTCGTCGGACAGGGCGTTGAATGCGTCAGCATCGGCCTTGTTGAGGTCCTTTTTGACCACGTCGTCACCGTTCTTGATGACGAAGCGACCGCCAGCGATGTGGACGGCCTTCAGGCCTGCCGGTTCGGTCTTTTCAGGCTTGTCGTCTTTCACCTCGAAGAAGCGATTACCGCGGAACTTGCCGAGGTGCTTCTCGTCTGTCACTTCGACCGACTTGCCGTCTTCGAAGACGTAGCCGTATTGCGTGCCGCCCGGTTCACCGAGGTATTTGACTTTAGGCATGATGCCCTCCTCAGTTGGCGGTGCAGTAGGCGATAACCACCTGCGCCGTTCCCGTGGTGGCTGCCGTGCCGGTGAGAGCGACAGTCGCCGTCACTTCGGTATCGACCGCCACATACATGCTGACGGCTTCGTCAAGCGGGATGAGGCCCGCGGTGCCGAGCGCCAGGTCGGTTGCGAAGAGGTCGCCGTCAGCCGCCGAGCCGATGTCGAGCACGTTGCCAGTGGCGGCATTGAACACGGTGGAGACGTTGACGCCGCTGATCGCCTTCATGATGAGGGCGCCGGCCGGAAGCGTGCCAACCTTCAGGACAACACCGTTGTCGCCAAAGCCGATATCCTTCCGGAGGTACTGGATATTCTGATAGAGGTCATTCCGAGCCGGAATGGTGTTGTTGAGGCCCATGGCCCTAACTCCTTCGTGGTGATGATTGAGATTGAGGGGAAGAAGGGCGACCTAAGCCGCCCCTTGCCATGGTCAGGTGTTGGCAGCGGCCGAGACGAAGACCGTCATCACGCCCCACTGCTTCAGAGCAGTGCCGGCCTGTGGCTTCTTGAACATCTTCGAGACGCCGTAGGCCATTTCCGTTCCGACGCCAGTGATGAAGCCGTAGTCGTCTTCCTTGCGGAATGTGGGCTTCGCCATCTGGCCCCAACCGAGAACGGCTGCCTGCTGGCCGCAGAGGAACATCGGCTCGACGCGGGAAGCTGCAGCACCCGCAGTGAGCAGAGAAGTCCAGACGCTCGTCACGTACTTGGAGATCTCCGGCACCTTGCGGATGATGACGCCATCCCAGATCAAATCGCCGTCCTGGAAGAGCGGGTTCTTGTCCATGCCGTTGCCTTCACGGGCGCGGGCATCGCGGTTCGCCTGGACGATCGTCGGGTCCGCCTTCAGATCGCGGAAGGAGTTGGAGCCGGCGAACATGACGAAGTACTCGTAGCCGTCGCGGGTCTTGTAGGGCTTGATCGCCGGGTCAGCGAGTTCGGCCTGAGACTTCGCAAGAGAAACAATCGCCGCCGACGCCTTGTCTGCCGTGGTGTCGATCGTTGCGAGCGCAGTGGCATGCGTGGCGTTGTAGGTGCTGACGGCGGCGCCGTAGAGGACGCGGTCGGAGTTGTCAGCGTTCCAGGTGTTGCGCTGCGCAGCCGATGCGTCTTCATAGCGGATACCATTGACTGTATCGCCTTCATCGGTGCCGAGACCCGGAGGAGCCGCTTCCGATGGGAGAGCCATGAAGGCCTCCACAACGTCGTCGCGCTGGCGTTCCTTGCCCCAGTCGGAGAGAAGCGGACGGGCTTCACCGAAGATGTCGGCGGAGTCCTTGTGCGTCTCGCTCTTCTTGGTGACGACGGCGTGACGCGCCCAGTCGATCCAGAGGCGCATGCCGTAGTTGTCGATCTTCTCTTCGTTGCCGACGAGAGTACCGGTGCCCGTGCCGCGACCGCGGAGCTTGGTCACGAGCGGGATGTTCATCTGGTCGCCACCCTGCTTCAGCTCCTGCCGAATGCGGATGATGGCGTTCAGGTCCTGCCCCATGTAGGGGGAGAACATGTTTTCGCGGACGAACTCGCGGTTGATCTGCTGGGTATAGCGGACAAGCTTGTTGTTGTCCTGAACCGTTGTGACGGCCATGGTGGAAGTTCCTTCTGAGACGGGCGGCGCCTGTCAGAGGCTACCGCAGGGCGTGGCTGAACAAAGCCGCATCGCTCACGTCATTGTCGGCAGCTGAGTTGCCGCCGGCAGGAAGACCGCTGAGAGATGGAGGCAGGGATACTGCTGGGGTTGACCGACCGTTATTGGATGCTGCGGAACCACGAATGCGCTCGATGATCTTTGCCTGTTCGGCG